CTAAACCTTAGGGTGTCCCATTTGGTTCTTGATCTGCTCCCGAGTTTTGGTTGTCCCATTAGGATTTTTACCAGTCAGGAATCCCAAAATGGAACCAGCTACTATGCCAGCAAGAATACTGTAGTTGACAATCACAGGAGCCAGAACAACCATTCCGGTGTTTACTGCCAAAACTATTCCTCCTGAAATTGCAATAACTAAACCACAAATAGTGGCTACGGTGTCTTTAATGTTACTCATTTTGGTTTTTGTTTTTAAATATTTATGTAATTTTTAAATTCCATCCAGACGAAAGCCAGTCCGATAATCCCAAACACCGCCATTGCTGTACGGAACCCGGTTCCGATTTCAATAAGCGCGGTAGAGGTCTCGGAGTGATCCCACCACCTCTTCTTATAAATATGCGGGTTGAGCCAGTTGCGGGTTGTGTAGTACGTGCCGTTGTGGAAGAAGCTGAATATACCTACCGGAGTAACAATGTAAAATAAGGATAACCAAAAACTTGATTTCATATATACAATACCGAACATCAAGCTCAGTATTACCCCCCGGCAAATGTTGTAAAAAGCGTGCAGGTTAATATGTCCCTTATCTTCCGGATGCATGTCGTAATAATGGGCGTTGACAAATCCATCCACCATTGCATACAGTATCCAGGCAAATGTTAAGATGAATAGCAGCATGGGTGATTTATTTGAAAGACATCGCGCTGTCAATTTTTATGTTTTCAAAATGCTGAGTTACTCCGTTCGGATTGGCCGAACCTTCTTTCAAATATTCGGCGTACGAAGCAGCTGCTTTTAATCCTCCCATAGGCTGACTAAAGCTTCTTTTATATTCGCACTGCCTTATTGTTTCTACTTGAATTTTTTTGCAATCCTTGCAAGGAATCTGCTGGTAACTTACCAAGCACCAGGTTACATAATAATACCACATAGTTTTTGTTTTTAGTTATTGTTATTGTACGATAAAAATGAATGTTCCTCCAATTCTTTTTGTTCCTGTAGCCGTCCAATTAGCTGCAACCCCTGCGATGGTCTGATAACAATTAACTGTAGACGCGTTAGGAACAAGTGAAGTGAACATTTGTTGTGAGTTACCTCCATTATCAATTGCATATCCTCCGAATTGAAACTGATTTGCGTTTGTTGCAGCGTTTGAAACCTTACTAGCAGGTAATGTAAAAGAAGCTCCTGTAGAATTAGATGTTCCGTCCACGTAAAAATGCAGCATCATTGTTTTGGAATCTATCATTTTATACTCTGCGTATTGGGTTGGGGTTCCGCTCCATCCTGTTAATGATAGGCTAATTGATGTCCATACGGTATTGTCCGACAAGTCAGTTGTAGCAAGTTGCCCGACAGAAAACGCGTTGCCAACCCCTGTTTGTTTCACCACCTGAGACGTGCCGCCAGTAGCACTAAAGTCTGTTCCGGAAGGAAACACCATACTTCCATTTGCAGCTGGAGCAGAGGTTATGGTAACTGTACCGCCGCTAGCGCCAAGCAATTTCAATGATGATGTAATGAGGCCGGTTGCTTTGGCGTTACCATTAACATCTAATCTATATGCAGGTGTTCTTGTATTAATCCCAATGCAACCGGAGCAAGAATTTGTATATGTATTGACTACTAAATTTGTTTGTCCGGTTAATAATACTGTATTATCAACGCCAAGACTTACTTGTCCATTATCCCCATATAAAGCAAGACCTCCAGGCAAACCACTTCCGGCAGAAATCCATCCCGCTGATAGTAGATTTGTGGATGCTGATGCTTCTGGAGGAATAGGTAGTATATTCATCATTCTTGATTTTCTCCAATTACCTATTTCAAGGCTTGTCCAAGCGTTCGCGCCTGTGTTTTTATTTCCTATTTTAAAAATTACCCTTTCGTTTGCGTCATAGTTAAAATTCCATCTTAAAGTAGGATTGGAGGCGTCGCCATCATATACATCTGTCGCAAGCTCTGTCGTGGAATCAGTGCCAAATCCGACAAATCCGTTGTCTCGAACTATTAGAGCCTTATTTGTTCCTGTGGAGTTTTGAATCTTTTCTGAGAAGGTTGCAGAGGTCGTACCTGTTCCAGTTACTGTTGGGGCGATAAGGGCAGGGGCGGTCCTCAGAACCACAGTGCTTCCCGTTCCTGTAGTTGATGGTATAGAAACAGTCCCCGAAGAAGCCGCCAGCGGTGCAACTGCTGTAATGCTTCCTGAGCCTCCGGGAGAAACTCCTCCGGTGGACATTTGAGTCGTTGAACCCTGCCCGTATGCAATGGATGAAATCAGCGATAGAAGAAAAAGTATTTTTCTCATTTTATATGTTTTGCTTTTAATCGAGATTTATAACAGCTCTTACGGTTCCCAGGGTGGCGTTGCCTTTCGTATACACAACCCTATACTCTGACGCGCTTTTATTTTTAATATCTACGGTGTAATTATGTTCTCCGGCAGACAGAGTGAATGTGATTGGAGTGGTATTGTCGTCGGCCATGACAGTCGCCCATCCGCACTGGTTATCGCCTCTCTTTTCAAAAGCTACCGTAGAAGTGCTTCCGTTGAATGCAGCATTGGTGTATATGTGTAACCCCCCACTCCTGCGGCCAGCAGCCACCGCAGAAGAATAGTTTCCGGTTGCTGTAGCAGCTAATGAGTTCATCAGGACAATTGTCTGAGAGTACCCGGTTGTCAGGGTTAGAGCGAAGCAGAGTAGCAGAATAAATTTTTTCATCTTTTATTTTTTAAGGTTAATAATATGTTCAAGCATTTTTGTGTGAGACTGATCGATACGGTCAACTATATCCGCCTTGTTTTTAGCCATGCAATCGTGTATCTCCAATTTTGTGTCGGAGATGTTCTTATTCACCTCCGCGAACCTGCCCAGGTAATTGTCGCGTATCTCCTTCGCCACCTCCTCGTTCTTTTCAATTTTCTTTTCCATCGACTCGATCTTCGCATTGATAGTTACGATGGCTAAAAAGAATTTGGCTATTCCGCCGAGTACAGGGACGCTCATGGTTTTCTATTTTAATAATGATGCACACATGGATATGGAAGATCGACCCAATTATCAGGAGCGGCCGAGCCGTTAGTTGAATAGAGATAATCTCTTCCTGAAGTATAGATTCCAGTTTCGTAATTATGAAAACCGGTTCCGTCTCCATCCGAACCATCAAAAACAACATACGTGTTGCTCCAAATAGCAGAATCATCCTCCCTTTGTGAGACGGTCGTTCCAGAGTGTGTTGATGGATACGTCAATCCGCTTGCGTAACCCATGCTCAACCAATATGGATAAGCATGTGGATCACCGTCCACCCCAATACCAAATCCGAATCTTCCTCCGTACAAATAAAGATGATGAGCACGGATTGGCGCCCCTCTTGACATGTACAACCTTTCCATTGGCTCATCCACCGAATGTGTACCATTTGATACGTATGCACTTCTATCAAAGAATTTGGTGTTGATTATTGAATCGTAATAGCTAACCATTAACCGGGTTGAGTAATAATTTTGACTACCCAACGCTCCTCCTTCGCCTTCCTGGCCGTGGCCATCAATAGCGTGCTTTGAAGGGTTGGCGGAAATAATATTCTCCCGTATCATATTATACCTGCTTTCATATACTGCACATCCTCCGGCCGCGATAGCGTGAGACTGATACTTGTAATTATTACCATCGATGTAGATCATGTTTCCATCTGTATGGTTTTTATAAGCCATCCATTGCAAATTTTCGCCATAAATTACTACCCCGTATCCATAACCCAAACCGGTAGCTCCTTTGGCGTTCCAAACGAATCCATTCTTTTGAATCAAACCTCTTGCAAAGAAATCTCTGTGATTAATGTAAATCGCACCATTACCGAAATACCAGAAGGCACACTGCGTTACCTCAAAGCCAGAAACGTTGGTGAATTTGAGCGCCTGGTCGAGAGCGATACTCTTCCCATCGGCGCCTGCATCGTCTACACTTGGAACTTTACTCATGAATTTTATTCCCTTTACCTGAACTCCGGAAGGGGCATAATTCCAACTTGTTCCAACAAATTCGAAGAATGGCTCGTTCAATAAATTTGCATCTGAACTAGAAGTATTTCTATACAGGATTGTATTACTCGAGTCCAATCCCAATATCTTTATTTTTATATTTATGGTGATGCGAGGATGACTGATATAAACGGAGCACGCCGGAAATGTAATCGTGTCACGATCAGTTAATCCAGACAGTGCATTATTTACATTGGTTTTATTATCCCCAGCAGTTATTGCCACTATGTGATTGGTCGCAAAAGCTTGCTGAGCAATCAGGCATAATATGAATAATATTCTTTTCATGGTTAGTTGTGATATATTTGAATAAATAAACTTCTTGATCCTCCCAGGCGATTTTTAATTCTAACGCTAGTGCCATTGTCAAAGACACAAATCTTTGTGTCCGTATCTGCCACAGCAGCATTCAAAGCGTCCCCCGTGTTCGTTTGAGTAACAACTGCGTTCCCGTCGAATCGGAAGTTGATTGCTCCATCCAGCGTGGTAGAAGTAGCGGTCTGGATATATCCCCATCCATGAACTCCGGCAGGTAAATCGATTGTTCCGTCATCTGCTACTATGACGTTTGTGTTATACTGATATAAACCATTTTGAATAATCTTACCATCGTATGTAGCCTCGATCAAATCAGTTCCATTGTTTGATATAGTAAAAAGCGGGCCAGTTGCTGCATTACTTCTTGTTATCTGAAGAAAATTTCCAGTTGCAGTTTTCCCATTAAGTATTCTGTCGTCTTGAAATGATATACCAACGTCGGTTGAATTTGCAGACAATGTCCCCACATTCTGCGCCCTAAAAACAAGTCCTGGAGAAGATACGGTTGCACCCGTACCCAATGATTGCACTATTAACCCATCCCCTGCGGAATAAATTTTTGTTCCGAAAGAAGCCCCAGAAAAATTGTATATGTCAGCTCCACCTTGCATTCCAAGCAGTGACAATGCTAAAGAGTTAGCCGTGGCTATTTCCAATCCAGTTCTTCCGGATGCAGCATTGATAAACATCTGAGAGGCCAGTGGGAAAGCTATCCCAGAACCTACCGCGACACCAGCGGAGTTATTGTTGTAGATGTCATTACCGACTGCTGTCCACTTGGTGCTCGGAGCTTGCCATTCTCCGAAGCCGTCGGCCTTTTTAGTGAATACGTATCCTGTTGAACCTGTTCCGTCGTTTATTTTTACTTGCCCATTAATAGTGAGTGATTGACTTGCTACAGTAGTCCCAAATACCCCGTAGATCAAAGCTTTGACCCTACCATCGGCTTCATTTGATCTTAGCCTGTTATCAATAAATAATTTGTCGCTCCCGGTTTCATAAAACCCCGCGGCGAATCCAAGCGCCACGTTACGATCTCCCGTACTGTTAGTAAACAATGCCTGATCGCCAATGGCTGTATTTTCATGCCCGTTTCCGAGTTTTAATGCACTCCATCCAATAGCTGTGTTGTCAAAGCCAGTTGTATTAGTATACATCGACCTAAATCCAATTGCTGTATTATAATCACCAGTTGTATTGTTTAATAAAGATTCTTTACCCACAGATATATTCTCATCGCCTGTAGTATTGGCTGCAAGTGCCGACACTCCAACAGCTGTATTATCAAGGCCAGTGGTCGAGCTATTTAAAGCACTAACCCCGAATGAAGTATTGGTAACTCCTATCCTTCCGGAGGAAACAGAGTTTCTCTTGAATATCAGATCAATATTATCCGTTGTTCCCAGGAAATTAGTTCCTGCCGTAGTACCGGAATTACCGGTTATTCCCCATTTGTTATTGAATGTATTCCAGTCCGTCGAAGAGAGGTATCCGTTTGATCCCGTACCGCTTTGTGTTATAGTTAATGTTGGAGTCGATCCGCCCGTTGAAGATAAAGGAGAAGTTGCAGAAACAGAAGTAACCGTTCCAGCCCCTGAGCCTGATCGCTGTAACTCCCATCTCAGAAGGGATAAGTTAAACCTAAATGCAAGCAGTTGATTTGCCGGGATGTCTCCAGCTATCAGGGCGGCTCCATTCAATACTATAGGATAAGCCGCCATTCCATTAACCTTCAAAGTTGATGCTCCGGAATTAACATTTGGAGTGCTGCATTGCACTTCCCTGTTATTAAGAAGTGTATTGGAAAGAATTGCATTGACCGTAACGGAATATGAATTTGTTCCTGTCATCGTTCCGGTGAAGGCACGATAAGAAGCTTCCTGGCCAAAAGAGTTGATAGTGAAAATTAGAAATGCTATTAATAATATTTTTTTCATAATCTTATTGTAAGAGTGCCGATGTCACCTTTCTTGCTATTCCGCTTCTGTCAGCCAGAACTATGAATCCATATCCTGTCAAAACAGCATCGGTATTTGTTTCCAGAGCTAATTGCCCGGTACTTATTCCGCTCACCGCCGTAGCTTTTAACCGTACGGACATTCCGGTTACTTCGAATTGAATAGAGTGATCTGTGGGTAATGAAGATGGGTCTCCCATAGTTGAAATTTCAACGGCTCCAATCGGAACCTCCGCGTTCGCATCCGCCAGCTCCCATTTGGTTCCATCACTCAATAAGTTACCCAGATTGGAATTAGCTAGAGATCGGTAGCAATAATCAGCGGTTCCGCCATCGCTCCCACTTGACTTCACAATGTTGTTAAGAGAATATGATGTTGAATTGTCATAAAGAGAGCAAGCAAACTTTAACACTCCAGCATATTGCACATCCGCCGGAATAGTCAACTCTTTAGCAGTCCAGTCATAAATAGCTGGGTCGGCCAGATCAATGGTTTCTATTGCAGTTACATCCCCCTGGCTAACCATTGCGTTTATAATATCAATGATGAGTTTTTGCAGATTAGCGGCAGTAACTTGCTTAGTGCTGTTTTGAAAAACATACGCTTGCGCTTCCGCTATGAGTTCTGCTTTTGTCATCTATTAGTTGAATGAAAAATCAAATGAGTCATCAAAGGATTTTCCTATAAAATTTCTTGCCGTAGAGTAAATAATTTTTTCATTCTTTATTTTATTCAAAAAAGACAAGTCTGTGATATTGTCCGAATTGAATGTGAATTTCTTCCCGGCTATTTCCTCATCATTTAAGCTTTTCAATTCTGAATCCTGAACGAGTTGAATGACCTTATCGAGATTTCCGTATGTAAGAAGGCAGATGTCGTAAATTGTCTGACCCTTCCTTCCCGTATAGGTTAAATTCATTTTCTTATCGCATCAGTTTGAACATCCAGAATGTCGTTCCTAAATTTCACCAAACACCTGTTTACCGTATATCCGTCTGCCTGGAGCTGAATTTTGATTTCCCTTTCAACCTCTTGTTCTTTTAAACTTGCGTTTAGGTAGTTCATTATCCCTACTCCACACGCCGGGAACTCTTTCCACTCTCCTTTGTTCGACCTTATTACGTCCTCAATATGTTGAGCATCAGAGGCAGCTATTACAAGGTCTCCAGCTACCGGGTCAATATATAGAGCGCCATCAACTGTTTTAAGATCGAACGCTTCCATAGGCAAATATAACTCGTTGCATTTTTAAAAACATCCTGTGGGTTAACTTCCGTGTTTTACAAGAGGGTTCTCTATTCCAGAGAAATCTCCAGCTGGTTTTCCTGCCATCCCTGCAATTGCCGCGGCCTTCAAAGCTGCCCCTCCATCCCCAGGAACAGGAGCCCATGTGGTCAAGGCGGTTATGACAGCTTGAAGTTGTGCATTCAGTTTATTGATCTGCGTTTTCAATTCCAAAGTTTTTGTAAGTCCACCGAAACCACCATCATTGAACTGAGTCAACCCCTGAGATATTTTCAAGCTGCTTTTCTGTGTCCCATTGAACACAACCATCTCGAGAGAATCCAAATCACTGAACAGGGCCACATATCCTGTATTCTTTTGAGACAGCGCAACTATTACAACACTATCAACCTTCGGGATAAGTAGAAGACCGTCGTTCGGTTCTGCTTTGAGCGAAACGGAAGGAATTTTTGCAGTACTGTTTCCGCTTACAGGAGTGCAATCGCACGTTTGAGAGGTTGTGTCTACCGAGTCCACGGTACATACCACAAAGCTCAACCCATCACTCTGAAAAGTTTTAGCTAGTTTTTGAATTGCCTCTGATATTACTCTATTCATAGTCCTGCTTGAATTTCTGCCTCAGTTAATTTATCCAGGCGTATATCGATTGTGATCTCCTGCCTGAGTCCGTTGGAAAAAGAAAACGAACGAGCCACACTCTTCACCAGGTACGTTCCCTCCCTGTCAGGTAGGATGTTGTCCCTAAAAATAACTGCATCCCCATGATGAACCACAGGCAACCCGAACGTTACGAATGTCCCAACATACCCTTCGTAGTACATCCTGTTCAAACGTTGTCCGGCCAGCTTGACCAACTCATCCACTGTTTTAACATTCCAGAAGTAAAGTGTTCTTATCTCCCCCGTTGATTCTTTGTCAATTCCAGAATCAATTTGAGTGTGCATAAGCTTACCGCCTCTGAAAGTGACAAACACTTCCAGTCTTTTCCTTCTGCGTTTTCTATGGCCGTAAGAATTCACATCGTTCAGCTCCTCGGAATTTACGGAGTACGCTTTTATCCCGAGTTGGATGTCGTCCTTTCTTCTGTACTCGAGCTTATCAGAGATTATGTTTTCATGAAAGTCGAAAATATGCTCCTTCCTGTCAGACGGATAATAGACTATACCCGAAACACGAAGTTCATTTCCGCGGAAGTAAGACTCCAGCATGTAGTCGTCCCGGAGACGCTTTAAGACCTGAGCCACGGTTTCGTTATGAGTTCTAAAATCTCCAATATTCGTTTTGATGTCGGTCGCCACTGAAACTCCTGTCACGACCGTAAAGGGAGTGCCAGAGATCAGCTCCGCAACCATTTCTCCAACCTCGGCATTCGGGAACACCTTATTTGGACATTGTATCTGTTTTAGCAAATACATATTGTCCTCGAATTCTATTTCAATAGGCATTCTGTTTATGACCTTTGTAACGAATCCTTCGAATACCTTCACAAGATCAGTAACTTCATTCTGTAGGTTGTCAAAATACATGTATCCGGTGGAGATGGTTATTTTATCTCCCCTTAAAAGAATCGGAGGCGTATTGTCTCCACCTATTAAATTCTTTCCTTCCCAGGAATATTTCTTTCCGCTCTCATCAACGAAATAAATGTTCTTTGGGAAAACCATCTTCCCGGTATCAGTTAGATTATCCCAGCTCTCCGTATTACCGTAGGATGTCATAAATTTGAAAGAGAAAGTTTTCTTTCTGTCCGGGAACGTAGTGTTCGGCTGCTGCTCTATAAGAGTTGAGCAAATGAAACGCAACCCGGTTACCTTCATTGTGAGATTTTTAATTCAACAGGAAGATCACTCAAAGCATTTATATCAAAAAGCTGGGAGGAATAAAAACCCTCACGCTGAGGATGACTTACATTTTCGATTACGATAGTATCAATATCGAACAGTTGTAGCCACCAAGATGTGACTTTGATAGGAACAGGAGCTTTGCAAATTTTCTGCATGGCTATAACGTCGTCAACTGGGAATACTCCGTTGTCTCCCATGAATGCAGCTTTTATGTTTATCATTGAATCTCCATCCGAAATATATTCCTTCACCGTCCCCTTCCTACCAGATATTTGCGTCTTAACAATATTTTTAGAATCGTTTACTGTCATTATCACGGTGTCTATTGTAAGGGAGGGATATTCGTAAGTGACGCCGTTCTGAGTATACGAGCCCGCTTGTATCTCTAGATTTGTGTAGATGGGGGTTCCCAGCTTTGATATGGCTATTACTCTATCCTTTTCAATTCCTGCGGGGGCTTTCCCTTCGTACGGGTTATTACTTGACTGCTTGAGTGGATGAGTCGCCACATTAATAGCTGCCGCATACGCTCCTATCTTAACATATTTAAGAGAGAAGGCTCGGGAGAGAACTTCCTGCTGAGATAGATTTAACATATTATGTTCCTGCGATTATCTGAGAATCATTTACCGCCTCAAGCAATGCTTTCGTAACCGCCTCCTTTATTTTAGATGCACTTTCCTCGAGGTTTGTAGTCGATATAGTAAACTTTTCGATGATGTTTCCTATTGTGATGTTTATAGTAGTGGCTTTCGTCCCTGAGACTTTACTTGTTCCGGCATCGAATGAATCATTTCCGGATAATGAATTTCCTTTAGCTCCAAGAACAGAAGCAACAGGAGAAAGTATTTTCGTTGTTAAACCTAAAGCCGTCATTCGTCTTTTCGCTTCCCTTCCTTCTCCAAATGCTTGCTCGAATTTTGAATCCGCTCTTATTTTTATATCAGCAAGACTTTCATTCATGTGAAGGAATCCCTCACGCATAAAAGTGATTGCATAAATAATATTATCAACCCTGTCTTTTGTAAATTGCAACATTCTTCCAAGCATACTTTTTTCTCCGAAGGACTGCTCCAAATTACTTCCTGTTATATCCATGCCAAATAAATATTTAACAGAATCTATAACCATGTCAACTCCTTCTTTGAAGGATTCTGAATTTTGGTACGCTAAATAAAATGCTGCTCCAAGAGCGGCTATTCCGGCCACCATAAGCCATACAGGATTTGCCATTAGTGTCACCATTAGCTTAGACATTGCTCCAATTAAATCGTATGTGGCAATTCTCCAGACAACAAATGCAGCTGCGGCCAGCCCAACACCGAAAGCAATCGCCTTGAAAATCTCCCTATTGTCCTTCACGAATTTTATAAATCCCTGAAACATCTCAATCAGTCTCTGGAATGATTTAATGAACGCATTTATAGCAGGTTGAAAAATCTTGAATATTGAATTCGCACTCTGAGTCAGCATGTCTTTTGTATTTGACCATTGGCCCCCAGTAGTCTTTGCCAATTCCTCGGTGAGGTTGTTAAACTTCCCTCCGGCCCCCGTCATGTTCTCGAAAGCTTTTTGTATCTGCGGGAATCCGACTTTCCCGTCCTCAATGTACTTCTGCAACGCAGCCCCCGTCTTCCCGGTAACTTTTGCTAACTCTTCGTATATCGGGATACCTCTATTCGCAAACTGCCGTATATCTACGGTCATGGCCTTACCCTGGGTCTTTATCGTTCCGTACAGGTATGCGATCTCTCCCACTGGCTGCGATATTCCGGCAGATACATCGCCAAGTTTTCTAAGCGTAGGAATAATATCCTTTGCCGCGAAGCCATAAGCGAGTAACTGCTTTCCTGCTGTCTGTACTTCTGTTTGGCTGAAAGGAGTTGTTTGAGCAAACTTCACCATCTGACCGATAAGAGCATCGGCTTCTTTCTTACTCCCGAGCATTGTCTTCATCGATACATTCAGCGACTCCATATTAGTACCCGCATTAAATACCTCCTTCGCCAGGAACCCAAATCCATATCCGGCAGTCAATCCAACAATACTATTCCTAACAGAGGAAAGGGTACGCTCAAAACTTTGAGTATTTTTCTCAGCATTTCCGATCATTCGACTGAACAAGTCTTTGAGGGAAATCTCGTATTCTACCTTATTATTGTCCGGCATACTATTTTTGTTCTATCAGGTTCATTTTCTTGCTGTAGTATATGAACTCGCCATATTTCTTAAACAATTCATCGTCGCTCAACTGGTCAGCATTACAACGGAAAAAGCAGCTGACTAACGCAATTACTTTCGTTAGTTCGCTGCTCTCCTCAGTAATTGCGTACTGCTCTAATTTTTTTTTAGAACGTCGGTGTAGAATTTGAACACGCGTTGAACTTCCAAAAGAGCACTCATGAATATTTGGTCGTCCTCGGGCAAACCACTCATTATCCTGGAAGAACTTTCCGGCTCTATGATGCAGGCTTTAAGGAGCATTTCACAGCTTCCTGTTAAGGACTGCATTATCATGTCCATTGCCCTCATTTTCAAAAGACGCTCCGGGTCTCTCAGGTATGCCACCACCTGCTCATCTCCTTCTACGACGAACGCAAAGGCGTAGACTTTTCTTTTTAATTTTTCTTCTAACGATTTACGGGTTTCTTCGATTTGATCGTCAGTGAGGTGAGAATTTTTTTTAGCCATAAATATTTTTGATAAAATTATCGCTCGATGCTTCCTATGATAAGAGGAATCTTTACGGTGATCTTTGTGTCACCCTGCTTTGAAGCAAGCGGGTTCTCTAGGAATTCAACCGCTCGCAGTATGTCCTTTTCTGGGGTTACATTTAACCCGCCAAAAACCACTTCGATATTAAAAGGAGGAATTGCTTTAGGGTCACGACCTGGAGCGGCGGCAATGATTCGCTTCCACTCATCAGTATATAGCTCGATAGAACCTTCCGGCTCTACGTTCCCATAACCACGGGATACAGGTTGATTGCCCGCACCGTAGTTGTTCTCCTTGATCTGCTTGTCATTGTAATCAATTGCAACTATCCCGACGACAGGAACACCGAACAACATTACTGTTATGTTTCCCCATGCGTAGTTTACTCCGTTGATTAATGGTGTCATTTGTCTTTTTTATTTAGAGAGAAAACCCTACAGTTATTTCGATGGTATTGGCCACTCCTATGATGTGGAGATTGGCTGTCATTACAACCTTTGACGTGGATGCAACATTCTGATTTGTAGGGATGACTATATCGTCAGCCTCTACGACCGAAAGCTCCCCATCCCGAGCCATTTGTTCCAGTGGATTTCTCGCTTTAGATGCAAGCGTCTGAATGGTTGTATCTTGCATCGTTCCATCGGAGTTCAAGGTCAAAGGAGAGTTGAGATCAGGAAGAATGACAGTTCGAATATTCCTTCCCGCCTTATCAGCTGTCCGCCCATTTTCTATTTTGCTGTAATCATCCGTGGGAGATACGGCGGTATGAGAATCGTTGAAGTAGCTGTTCGAAAGTCCTACAAACTTTCTCAGGAAAATATATTTGTATGTATTGAGCTGAGAAATAAGTCCGTCTGAGCTTGTGTCGAACGCTGTTCCGTTTGCGAAACCGATCTGATCGTATTCAACTCCATCGGAAAGAGGAAACTTTCCAACCCACGCAACAGACTCACTTACTTTTGCCAGAGATACCGCCCCCAGGAGTGTTCCGAGACATGTAACGCTTTTGCTGTACGCTTTGAACAATTCATATCCGAAACCACGCTGATCTTGACCAATAGCAACACTCACGCGGTTCGCTGATAGGGCCGAAAGGTCTGCCAACGTAGAAAGATCGCTCACGGCCGATATATCGCTACCCAGTATTATGTTTGCTGGCTTATGAGCTGCGAACATGATCGCGTACTGTGCTTGAGCAGCTGTAACGTGAGCCGAAGTGTATGCGGTATTATTTATATACACTCCGAACTGGCGAATCTTCCCTTGAGCATAATCTTGAACTGTTTTCACTTCTGCAAAGTCATACGTAGAAGGAACAGCGTAGAAAGCCAGGTATAGTTTACCTTGAGGCTGTATGCGAAAAAACTCACTCACATGATACCAGTAAAGAGCTTTCAAAGAAGCGACCCCGGCAACTACGCTCTGGGTCAACGTTCCTGCAATCGTAGAACCTGCGATGGTCTTTGTGTATGGGGTTCCTGTGTTAGGAAATACTCCGAGCCCTGGTCTTGCAGTGATCGTAACCGTATCAGTTGAAGACGTTGCGGTAAATTTATGAGTGGCAGTGCCAGCGTTAATCATATTCTTGATCGCCGTGGCCACCAGTGTAGCGGTTGAGTCACTTGCAACTTTCGTATAAGTTCCCAGATCAACTACAGTTCCCTTCGGGTCTGTGAAAGTCAGCTTCAATGTGTCGCCCGTAGTTCCTGCGGTGGTGATCTGCAAGGTTGCAGTTCCTTTTGTTTCGTCCGAAAAGTCCTTTACAACACCCAACGCCTCAGCCTCCGGAGTTGAATAAATAACCTTAATCCTGTCAGAAGAAGTGAAACCGGAAGGAAGAACTCCATTAGCGCAATGAAATATCAAAGAGGAGATGTGATCTTCGCCCGGCAGAGGTCTTCCAAGACCTCCATTTCCTTGAATAATCTTTACATCGTTTAAAGCCATTTTGATACTATTTTACTATGAATAATTTGTCTTTCTTTTTCAACTCCTCGCGCACCGTTGCTTCACTTTGATTACAGTATATGTGCCCGTTACCATCAACGATGACACTCTCGTGGTGCATCAGGTGACGCGTTGCCTCTTGAGCTTCTTCGAGGGTATTGACTTTTGCCATCTTTAACCTATTCTCGTTAGGACTGCTGCGGAAGTTGTCAGGAACGTTAGCCTGAATACAGCGGCCCCAACAGTTGCACTTCCGGTTCTTGTGAGAGTATTGGTTCCAGGGAAATCAGAAGCCACGATGCCAGAACCGACAGCAACCGTAACAGTTCCGTTCGATGCGCCGTTGTTTACAACGACGAATTCAAATGTCGTCCCGGCAGTTGCCCCGGTTTGAGTTACAATCTGAGCAGCAGTTGGCAGTGTGAAGGTTGTGGTAGTTGTAGACGTTGCTGCAACAAGTAAGCCTCCAGCTAACTCAGCGGCAGTAACGGTGATCGAACCGGTTGCAGTGTATGTCGTAGCAGTTCTTAATTGAAATGTTTGCTTTGAAAAAGTAATTCCACTACCAGATGTTTGCTCTGTTATAGAAGCTGCCGTGATAGCACCTGCACTTCTGCGGGAAGTTTCTTGCCACGCTGACCCATTGAAGGTAAACTCAACGGTGGCATAAGTGCTCGCTGCAACCACAAGGGTTCCGCTTGCACTAAATCCTGTACTGAAAGTCACTGTTCGCGCTGTACCGTCAGCGTTAAAAATAACAGTCATCTTGTCCCCTGTATACGTCTTGGTCAATATCGAAGTCATTGTAAGCGCACCAGTCAACTGACCTATTCTGTAGGTAGTTTGTTCGCTGAAAGGAGTTACCGCAATAGAGGCAGCGTAAGAAATTGACTTGATCTCTTTATATGTGGTCGCATACTTGTTAGTGCCTCCTGGAACTACGCTGTAACGATACCCGAGCTGAGCGTTTGACAGCGTGCTCAGAAAGATCAGGGAAAGGAAAAGTATTTTTTTCATTCTTAGTTATATTTATATGACAAACCCGATCTGAGATTTTTTTAGTGCTGCTGGTATCTGTTGTACTGAACCCATTTTGTACCGTTGTAATAGAATGAGACCCACGACTTCCGAGAAGACATTACAGAGATTGTATCCCGGTTAATATCTGAAAGCATGGCAGTCCCCGTAAGAGTCATCAGCCTGGTTGTACCATCAGCGGTAAACTCAATGTGACACCTGTCCCATGTTTTTGCGTAAGTACTTCGTATATGAATGGTCTTTGCCCCGGCCACCGCAACCTTGTAAAAGGATTCAAAAGCATCTGGAGCAATTGAATCAGTGCTTCCGAGAGATGGCGACGCTGTTTTATACACAAGAACACCTCCAGTGTTGTCTCTGTTTGGGGTTGTCCCGAATCGCTGCGCCGATGCATTCAAGGTGAAAGCCAGTCCGATTATGAATAGGGAAAGTAAATTTTTCATTCTTATTTTTATTAGTTGTTTTTTTTGTTGACTGACTCTTTTTTTTATTACTCCGCTTTGCCTTCACAAAACTTTATTGCCTTCGCTCTGTCCATTTTAACAGGGTAACGCTCCTCTTTGTCTTTGTTTTCTTTATTGTCCTTGTGCTGGTGAAATTGCCAGTTTGTTTTCTCTTTATTGAAGTATACGTTCTTTACTTCCGGATGAGCGTTAAGGTATTGGAGAAGTTTTTCCATGATATTTTTATTGTGTTTTATGTATAATTTTCGATTTAAATTACAGACCGTAAGCAACGCATTCAGAGCCCCAGCCGATTTGAACGTCCGCTTTCATCAGCATTTTGATGAACCAAAGCTCCGAGTTGGCTTGTTTAGGAGCAAGCTTCAAGCCTTCATCTGCCACAGAGTTCATACCCACCCAAAGGTTTGACCCAGGAGTAGCGTTTCCTCTAGCAATCACATATTTATCATCCGGGAAATCAGCGATCTTAACTACTTGCTTGCCAATAAATTTGTCACTTCCAAGCTGAGTAATGTCCACACCTTTATATACCTGATCTCTTTGGCTCTGCCCATACAGATCAAATGTTTTGTAGGAGCAGAAATATTTCATGTCCGGGTCATAGCGTAGCTCAGGCCCGATAGCATCATACCCCTTCTTGAGCTCCGCCTGAATGTTATTGGTATCGAAAGTCGTAGGAGAGCTTACGTCAACTACATCGGCATCGTTAGCCATATTTGTCAGATACCCATCCCAGTATTTATAAATCGTACTGAGCGTCATGTCGTTGTTCCAGATACCTTTATTGAAATACTTCGCATGGCGTTTCAAAACCTCCTGTACGACTACTGACTCCACGCTATAAGGAAGCTTCCTGTCAATCAGCGTAGGATTCAACTGAGTTGCAAACCAGTGATCTTCAAAATCACGAGGGTTGAACTCTGTATATATCATGTAATCCTGCGGGTCAAGTACTTTCCCGTCAACAGTCATGCTTCCTTTTGATACCGGAGTAGCTGCTCTGTCTTGGATGAAATCCTCGTAGTTCGCATCCCATCGAGGTATCGTGTATTTCTTCTTAATATTATCCTTAATGTAAACGTGTCCACCCATGATCGTGTCGGCTCCAGTCAACGCCTTTACGATGAACTGGCTGGCCACCTCCCCAGCATAGGTTGTGTCATTAATAACAAATCCGTCAACAGTCAATGAGCCTGCTGGAGAGAATTCCGCCTCCCATATTCCTTTTACCAATCCTATTGCAAGGAGTCCAAATCCCAGGAATGGATTGATCGCAAATGCTACTGCGAGCAGAAGTATTGATAAGATAAGGCGGAGGAAGTTTACTTTTTTCATCTTTGATTTATTAAGGTTTGTTCTTTTCTTTTTTTTATGTTGTTTATTTTTTGGCTTTAGCTTTCTCGTTTATCTCCGCCATAGCTACAGCCATATTGTAGTGAGAAGCTCCTTCAACTTTTCCAACCTCGATCTTTTCGGCTTTCTTATTCATTGGTATTGATTTCAAGAGAGCCTCTGTTCCTGCGAAGTCGGATTCTGCTTTTGCTTCCCATGCTTCAATGGACTCCTTTTTGTTTTCCACTTTTCCGTCTTTCACGGCAGCTTTGATAAGCTCCACGCCTTTTACTTTCGCTTCCGCTTTAAGAGCGTTTTCTTTTTCCGTTTTAACCGTTGCCAACTCTGCTTTAACAGAATCCAGCTCGGTCTTTACGGCTGTAATCTCTCCCTCCTTTTTAGTTACCTCAGATTTGAGGTTTGTGATTTCAGTATTTTTTGCTTCAACAGAAGCCTGAATGCTTTTAACTTCCGCAGCAATTGCCTTTTCACTTGCTGCTTCACTTAGGTTTAGGAGGGCGGTAACTTCTGACATTTGTATGGATTTAGGTTGATGTGCTGAGGCGATTATGTTTTTTATTTTTTCAAAATTTGCTTCCGCGTTGTCTGTCTTTTTCAATCGTGGGATATTCAGATCGTAAGTGTTTTCGATGACTGTACATATTCCCATTTCTTTTGCTTCATCCGAGGTAAACCATGTTTCCTCATTCATCATCTGGGAAACCTTGCCATCGTCCAAACCAGTCCTCGATACTATCGTCTTTCTGAGGCTTTCAGTAATCGGGCTGAGTTCCTTATCTGCTCCTCCGGCCGGATTGTGAATCATTCCTATCGAGTAATCTGACCAGTACCTAGTTCTGCCCATCAGGTATATACTCATTGCCATGCTCGCACAGATTCCCACATTGTATGTATCAACGATTGTCTTTGTCTTGAGTATCGCTGAACAAATGCTATATCCGGCGTATACTTCTCCTCCAATTGAGTTGATGTGGATTCTGATTCTTTTCTTTCCCAGCGTGTCTAAGAACAGTAGCTCTTCCTGAAATTTCGCGCAATCAACTCCGTTTCCGTCTTTGTCTTTACCAATCCTGCCGTTAATCAGCATTATCGGCTCAGAGTCTCTTACATCTACCACATAGCAAAGCGTGCGTTCCATTTCCGATTTTATTCAAAATTAAATCTTGGAGAAGAGAAAAACTATCTGTGGGTTAATAGTGCACCAATTATTTTTTTGTACTTTTGTTATGTCGAATGAATCACCCACACAACAACTCACTAAATAATTTTCATTTGTCTCCCGCAATTTTCATAAACAAGAAGTTCTCAACAACTAACTTTATGATTACATGGGAAACGAGCAGCAGCGACATCCGAGGAAATGCCACGAAAGGAAATTGATGACCTACCCCAAAGAATTGTACTTTGGAATGTTTGTGGCAGATTGTTTTACAAACTATGAGGGTAAAAGCGAGAAACTTAAAAACATTCTAAAGTCCTACTACGACAGACTCCCAGAGCCTGACAGACAGAGACTCCTAACAATATACAGGAGCATGACCCCTAAACAGATCAGTGACCCGGTAGGGTGGTGATTAATCGCCGTCCCTTCTGTAATTTATAGCTATGTAAAATTCTACAGTGCCGTTTGCGCTTGCAGCGAATGCGGTTGCATCCAGCTTAGAAACGGCAAGCCCTAATCCAGCCCCCGTGTGCCGTATTCCAATAGAAACCTGTTGCGCAGTGTAAGAGGAATTTGAAATATCTCCCCTCTTCGCCATGTTAAATCCTTCCATATTATAGGGAGATATAGGGAGAGAAGTCGTGTTCAACTGAGTTGCCGGAAGAGAGAAGAGAAGGTTCTTTACAGTCGCCAGAATAGCCACTGCTGTAACCGACATCTTAATATGGAGAATATTGTTTTTGAACAAATACTTTCCTGATGCTGTTCCGGTGAATCCGGATGCAACCGGAGACGCGCCGTCATCCGCTGATAATGCTGGAGTATAGCTGAGCCACCTATCATTCCATTCGATAGCTGAAAAATCAAACGCGCCTGTTCCAGTTAACGCATCAACAAAAGTTAACTTAACAATTGCGTGAACGTTCGCTGTGGTGGTATCTGCAAATATGGCAGGGTCTCCAGCGATGAACGTAGTAACAAATCTGGCCACCTTGACATTTGCCAAAGCCACTAATGTCACAGCATCAACGGAAAAGATTTGTCCGTCACCCGTATTTCCAAGGTATATCCAATACGCAGGATTTGTTTCCGGGTCTAACCCTGTTCCTCCTTGCAGAGCAGCGTAAACCTTTCCGCTCTTGCTTACTGTTTGTCCAGTTAGATACGCTGTTGCGCTACTCCATGCAGATGCGGAGAGCTCCCAGTAAATAGCTCCTTCACTCACTGCATGGTCTGCTCCGGAAATTGTGTTTTCAACTCCGAACATTCTCGTTGGAGCCGAATATGCTGGAATTAACTCCTGCATTATTTTCTCCATCATATATCTCGGCGCATCTTGCAAATGCTCAAGAGATCGGATTGCAAGCCTGTATCTTCTGTCTGGGTCAATCACGTACTGTACTGCTACATTCTTTTTCATTTTATCCTTTTTTATTTATTTATTAATAAGTCTGAACATCGTAAGTAACTCCTGCTGTCACATACATATCCGCAAAGGCTCTTACTATCTTCTCTCTACTTGGTGGGTCTGGGCTTAGGGCTCCATACACAGCCAGCGGAACAAAAATTGTGAATCCATTTTGGTTCGATGAATATATATTCCCTATTGAATCGTCTGCAAATATTTCATTCACTGGTATTGAAGAGCTCAAATTGTCACTTTCAGCTATATCGTATCCACCCGAATCAATGACATTGTTTTGAATGTAAATATCACTTACAAAAGGTGCATATCTGAAATCGGTATCGAACCACTTGTTCAAGGCATACTCCAACACCATCTTTTGACCGTTGTATTTTGCCCTCTCTCTCGCTCCTATCCAGTTGTTTTGAACTTTCAACCAATCAGAATTCACATTTGGAGCTGGTTGGCCTATCAAAATCGCTGCTTGCGCCTCGTATACCGAATGATCGCTGTACTTAACCCTTTCACCAGCAGCATAAGCCGTAAAGTTATTCCAAGATGCACCAGAAAACTCATCGGCATACTTAACAAAGAACAGGTCATGCAGCCATTGAATAGCTTTCATTATCACTGCTCCCCATGCAATGTTTGAGGGATTCCTTTTCTCTGGAGGAAGGGTATTCTCCCATACAATCGAGTAATCAGTGCTATATAGTAATGGGTTTATCATTAATTATTAGCGACTACGAATGTTAAGGTGTCTGAAAATGTTTGACCTGAGGTGTTCTCCTGGACGATGTACCCGGAGACTGTCTCCCAGTACCGCGCAATGGTGCTCGCTCCTGAGTACGGGATGGAATCAGGACGGGCCTTTACCTGATCGATCACTACATCGGTCACGCCCGGAACTTTTTGTATCTCATCTTCAATAGCTGATACTTTTACAACCCCTCCGAAGTTCTCAAGGCTTGAAAGGTTGGCCAGAAAAGCATCGAGAGCAGCTATAACATCGGCTTGAATGGTTGCCGCGTACTGTCCGTTGAAGTAGATGGTGGCATCAACCCATAGTTTATCAGCCGTCAAATTAACTATGCTCCTTTGTATCCCTGCTGGAAGAACCTCTGCCAAATAAGCATCGAGTGCCGTTTCCTCTGCTGCTGCCAGGACTACAGGGGGATCGCTCTTTGCTACTTTGACCTTAACTGTATTATTAACATCTGTCTTGACTGAGCATCGGGTAATAATCCTTTTGGTCTCGTCTACAACTGCATACCCCGGAATGAAATCAACCAGTGTCACTACCTGTGGCACGGAAGCATCGTATTGAAACCTCAAAACCTTGTCTCGTATCCACGGAGCTGTCGCCGGAGCCGCATTCGATACGATCTCTTCTATTTCTGATTTGAAAACATCCATCAATTGCTCGAAGATCGAAATACCCAGGGCGACTATGTATACGAGCTGCTGAAAAATGTTTGTTTGAGATACCGGACGAAGCACGTTGTTTGTATCGTAGAAAATGAGCTTGAGCAAAGTTTGATTCTTTGCCTCGTCAATCATTTGCTTTTCTATTTGCGCTATTGTTCTGGCCATTGTTAAGGGGTATTATCTATGGTCGTTTCGAGGTCAAGAGGTGCAGGAGAAAGAATTGCACCTGTTGGAGGCTGGGCTCCTGAGTCAATATAGTTCGTTGTGTACTCCTGTATCCAGTGATATATATTATTATGGTTATAATCAGGTTTCTCGCTAGTTCTTATAAACGAACCCGCTCCAGATGGTTTGAACATCTGCATTTTCTTAAATATTTCATCAGCTAATAAATAAATATCCTTATTCTCATCCATTGTGCCACTTCCAGTATCTAACTGGTAGTGTACAATGTGTAAAATCACTCTTAGCGGATTAAATATCTGAAATCCGTTACCTAACTGTTCAGGTATTACATTTTCATATTCAATGAAACACGCTGGAGAATCTATAACACTTTCATCTCCTTTATCTTGAAGAGCTTTCACTTGATCGTTCCATACACCAATAGTCTTATATTTCTGGACATTATTTGAGTCCTTTATAGTTGCTATTTGTGCAACTATAGCTTCGAATAAAGTGAATAATGACATTGGTTTATTTTAATGCTTTACCCATTGCTCTTATAACTGTAATCCGGACGCGGTCTTCAAACACTTTCGACTTCCCCATAAACTGACGTTTGGGTATTTTTTTAGTTCCTTGATTATGATAGATCGCGTAATCGTTTGAAACCCTGAAACGAATCATTGTGAAGGTTGCTGTTACCAAAGAGTCCCCAACTGCTCTCCGCAGATCACCTCCAGGAGTTCCTACAAGTATCGCCTGTGTCCTCGCTGCATCGGATGCCTGATTGTATGCCCTCGTTCCTTTTATCCTTCGCTGAACCTCTCTCCACCTTTCCAGCGAACCATCAACGAATCCCTGAACTTCAAATGAGCTACGAAAGAAATTCTGGCCAGCGTTACCGATCTCTTTCGGCAACGTCCTTTTCATTAAAGCCAGATTCTGCTTTGTTCTCTGCCAAATCGGATCAAAGGATTTGTGAGCCATTGTTAGTCCATAATTGGAGTTTCGTCCTTATTCAAGAACTCAAACCGCATCTTCTTCCCTATCTCAAGAAAAGAACCTTCCTTCAAATCAACTCCTGCGAAGGAAATGGGCTGATCTTCTCCCTGGTACTTAACTCCAGCCTTCTTCATCTGGTACTCTACGTGCTTGTGAAATAGCTTCCAGTATATTCCATACAGGTAGATGGTTTTAACGGGGCGGCCCTGCCTGTTGTAGTGAATAATCGAAGCGGCCACAGCGTCAACAGCTGGATTCCCGGTGTTCTTGTGTTCGAGGAATACCTTTGCTTTCCTTTTCCCTGTTGCGTGGAGCATTTCGGTGAAAGACCACTTCCTAAATGATGCTATTTTGTTGTTTGCCATAATGTAAAATTAATTCATTCCGATTTTTAAAACACTGATTGCACTAACAATCGTTTCGCGTTGTCCAGGAGTAATGTTTTCGGTTATAACGAGATAAAATTGATCGAAAGGGAAAGGGGTTATTCCCTCCATTCTCATATCCAGCCTCTCTTTACTGGTAATCTCTATCTTCTGTACTGACAATGAGCTATTCATCCTTATCTGGTATTGGGAGATTGAAGTTGTCTTGCGCGAACTTCTTGTATTTTGGCTCTACGTCGAAATAAGGGTGTTTACCTTTCCCGGAGTCTTTGAAAACAACCTTATCCTTTCCCGGATTCATTTTGAATGTGTCGTCCATGACCGCACCCACATCTTTGTTCGCTTTCTCCACTCTCCACGATGGACTCTGGTTTCCTTCCTCTGCTGTTATTTGCTCCAGGATACACAAGCAGTTGAAGTGATTAAGTGGGGCATACTTATTCCAGAATGGATGTCCTACCGGGAGAGTCATTCGATTCAACCCTTCGCATATCTCACATGTGTTGCCTGAAAGAACCGCAACATACCTAACCAGTGGGAATACTTCCTTATCCCTTTCAATCCTCTCCCACTTTGCGCCAACCCGACCCATTCCTTTAGCGGTTTCGTATTCCGTTCTCAAATAAGTTTTATTGTAAGTTTTGAATATCTCCTCCCCTTTGCTCATGAAATCGTTGAAGGGTCTGAATTTTTTACCATCAATTAACGCATCAGACATTTCTTTAACCTGCTGAAAGGTCTTGGCCGCGGAGAACATGTAAACGTTGCTTCTTAGTTCTGCCAGAAGTATTTCGTCTGGCTTTCCGAATCCGAAATTCATGGAACCAAACCCACTGTACAACCCCTTTTTCAGGTAATCAGAAATTGCAAAGTATAAGTCCTTTGGTAGTTTTAAGGGAGTTATTTTTCCAGTATAGATGCTATAAAGGACATACTCCATCTGAGCGTCCGTATATCTAAACTCAGCCATCTTTGTGCTCTCCGTATATTTTGGCCAGCTTGTTACTTATGCTTTCTGGCAAATTCGGCTTTGTGGGTGGCTCTGGAAGCGGCGTGTCTTCAATGTCTATCCCCGTTTGTTCCTTTACCCACTCAGTAGGTACGGTCTTGCCCGCTTGACTGAATATGAGGCATATATCGGCTACCTTTTTGTTGAAGTCTGCGGTTTTGTTCTTTATCTCCTCACGCTCTTCGTCGTTCTTTATCTTCCATTTGCAGAACTCAGGTATGGGGAATCCAAGATTTCTGAGCTTGGGAAGTAGATAGTTGTTTACAATGTACTCGGCGAATGTCTTGTCTGAGCTCTGTTTTGCCTTCAATGCTTTCTCCACCGGATTGTCATCACCTTGCGATGAACCGATCTTTCCCGGCACGCTGTCCATTGCGTCAGCATGGCCGAGAATGATCTTTGAAATCTTCGCCTCACACCTCTTCTCGAGGTTGGCGTAAGTTTGCCACCCGCTACCACTCTTCGAGGATTCAACGAATTCAATTTCGTCGTCCTTGTCGAGAATTCCATAACCAGAAGAACCGAGCTGCTGGAGTGCTTCCTCCAGAAAATCTCTTTCCTTGTCATCCTTGTCCGTTTTTCCAACTCTCAGCGGCATACCATACACTTCGGCGAAAGTTGTGTTGAATCCTAGTATATTCCTGAGAATGATCTCATAGTTGGCCACACTGTACAGGTAGCCGAATCCGCACTTGCTTGATGCTGCCTCCGATGGAGTCGGAACCCACAAAGTCCAGTCTGACAGAGGCTTTTCAAGAAAGTTCCACCCGGACGGCATGTAAGGGAAAGACCCGACATAACAATTATCCGGACTTATATTCTCTCTCTTCACAAGCTGCACGTTTTCAAAGTCTCCGTTAACGATGTCTCCAAAGTTCAACAGAGTGTACCCGTATGCTTGTGCGTCCAAGATGTAGTTAAGTATGTCGTGAAACCAACGTTTGTCTTTAAGGAAAATAGTTGCATCTTCAATTGGATTGTCTTTGTCGTCCACAATCTCGAACTCTTTCAATAGCGTCAAGTCCTTCCTCTTCTGCATGCACGCGCCCACATGACCGTTCAGCCTTGTGTCTTGAAGCATTCGCATTACTTTAACTCGGAAGGGATAATAAGGCTGCTCACATTCATCAATAGCTTGCCTCCACATGGAGGTATCGTGCTTCAATCGCGTGAGCTGGAAAGGAACAACGTAGCGATTCGTATTGACGCTCTTTTTAGTCCCGGCAATTTCTTTACCTGGAGCTTCTGTCTTTGCCCAGAGACCGAATCCTGTTAATGGGTTTCCTGTGAATGGCATTTAGTAGCTGTTAGTATTTTTCACTTCCGAGCCGAATCTTATTCTGCGTCCTTGAGCTGGCTGGCGATCTACAAGTGTCGCGGCGGTGATTGTTCCTTTGCGTATTCCATTGAGCCACTTTATTGCTGAGTCATATCGCTCGCAACGAAGAGGAGGAATGTTCCGGGGGCTGATACGCGAATGTAGGTGATATAAAGTTATATCCACCATATTAGTGACCATGAGCTGAGATCGGTTGTCCCCATAAGTCCAGGCCACTCTCCTCCACTTTAGTATGTCGGAGTCAGGTGCTACGTTCTGGCTTCCGGTTACCGATTCCCATATAGAACCGAGATAGTTCACTCGGTTATCTGCAACGTACACCGTGCTGGAATTATACGCTGCATAATCTGTGTTGATTGCAGTGGTGTACAGGTTCTTTACCGAATACGCTGCCCCCTTCTTCCATTGAAAATGCCCCAACGTTGCATCTGGGAAAACATTTGAGAAAGGAACCCTGTATGTCTGCTCGAATTGTAGTGCTTGCTGGTGATCTATAACACCTGTGTCTGTAAGTGCTTCATAAATGTAATCATTCCAAAACACTTTATCCCCTCTGACATATACGGCCTTTACGTTGAACTCGTCGTATGGAAGAGCAATACAGTAAATGTCATACTGCGCCCCGAGTAGCTTCCATTTTGCAGCGTCGAATGATTCCCCTGCTATGATCGCTGTTGTGCAGATATACACGTTTCCACTCTGAACCGCCATCGCTTTGAGCGCATACGTTGCAGTGTTAGAGTAAGCTGTAGCGTCAAGCTCTACACGATACCGAGCCTTGTATGTGGTGTCCATTGAAAAAGTTCCCATGCCTAGGAACTCTTTGGCAACGTCGTATCGTTTGGTCAAGTACCCTGTTATATCCTCCTGCGATGTGAGCTCACAAGACACACGGAGAGAAGAGTCGGAACCAATTACCTGAGTAAGTTGATCGGCCTGAATTTGTTTGAGGTAATCTCTGTATCGGAGGTACATGATTGTTTTTTGGTTGCGGGAGCTGGATTCGAACCAGCGATGTCCAGATTATGAGTCTGGCGATTTAACCTCTAATCTACCCCGCGACACAAATTTAACTCTGTTAGGAGGAAAGAAAAGGACGTGGGTTAACTTTAATACGAATGCTTGTGGACATTCTTCCCGGTTCTGATCTTAACCGACCTGTGACCTAATTGGAATTCACTATACTCTCGGGAGAATGCAGAACAAAGGAAGTACCTGGACAAATCTATGAAGTGGCCGTATGGCTGGTACGCTACTCTAGTAACAGGGTCGGTGACGGTCTTCTTATCAATCTTTCCGTTTTTATCTTCCTTTGTGTTCTCATAATCTACAATAGCGGGCCTGCACTTTTTGTTAACCCTGAACTTGAGACCTATGTCCTCCTCCAGTATGGAGTTGAAGAAAGACATAGAAGTAAGTACAGAGGGATTTGATTTGTCTACCTTCCTTCGAACAACGTACCCGGCTGCTTTGAGTTCTATTTCAATGAGCCTGAACAGGTCGTGCCCCTTCTCCTGCTTAACGTCTTCCTTGTCGCTCGTAGCATCACCGTAGATGCAGATGGGAAATGATTTGTCGTATCCCCATGCCATCAGCTTTCTTACGATCTCCCGGCACATTGATTTGACGGTATTGTCTGGGTTCTTCATTGCAAGGCAATCTACCAGAGTAACGTCAGTTTGATTGTCATCTACCTGGAAGAAACCACAAGGGAAGTACGGGTTTACGTTCTCATCGAATGAAAGATGCAGCGGAAGTTTAGGATTATACCCATCTTCTGTGATATGATGCTCGCTTCTCCACTTTTTCAGTATCTCTCCACCGAAAACAGTCTTGCCCCATTCGCCCAGCACGTTCACCTTGTATGAATTGTAATTCTTCGCCCTCAGTGCTTCATACGTGTCGATCAGGTTCTGATCTCTGAACCCATACTTACCATCAGGAGAACCAACTATCCAAAAGTTATCGTGATAAGTTGTCTTTATGAGTACTACCTTACCACACGTAGATATTCTGACGAAAGAGTTTTCAGAAGGCAGCTTCCATTTCGTGTCCTTGAATGTGTACTTATCAACAAGATCTGTTTTAACCCAGCTGTTTTCATCAACTGGATTCCACGAAGCAAATATCTTCTGCCCAGCAATACCACGGAGCGCAAGGTCGAACTGTTCAAACTCTCCAGGGAGGAAGTGATTAAGCTCGTCGAGATATAGGTATTTGTACGATTCTATCCCTTTTGCCTTCTCTTCATCGTCCAGCCCCTTCATAACAATCTCCGCATCGTTGGTTTTGAAAATGAAATCGAGCTTTATGAATGCCGGGTCGAGATACATTTTCTTCATTGCCAGCTCGAAAGACTTCTTGAGCGTAGTCTTTATGATCGTCGACTCCTTACGAAAGGATATTGAAGAGTGTTTGTGGACAACCGCCTCCTTTGAGAATTGCTGGCACACCGTAACGGTCTTTGAAGAGCTCTTGCCTCCGTAGATCAGAACTATCCGGATGGATGTGTCTCGAATAACATCATTGAGAATGAAGTAAAGGGGATTGAACCACTTCTTTGAGAATCTGACCGACCCCATTTATTCCTCATATTTCTCCTCGGCTAAATCCTTTCCGAGTTTGGTGACTTGTATGTGTACCTTGTCGGTAATACGCGCTCTGAGCTTGTTGTACTCTCGTATTGCGGCCATCTTTGCTCCCAGGTCGCTGTTTTGGGTGATTGTTAAGAGTAGCTGCTTATCCACAAACTGATCGTTCAACCCCTCAGTATCAAGCAAGGAGTTTATTTGCTTCAAAATGTCAACATTGGTCAACAGGCGATGAGCACACGTACGAGCCGAATGGTAAGCCCCGCTCTTCTTGATGTCAATACCATAAGCCTCTACGTATGCAGCCACTCCGTTACCAAAGAACTCCTCGGTTACGTAGAGCTGGCAGAATCTAAGTTGCTTAGGGTTAAGCTCATTTTTGGTTTCCATTGGATGTAATATAACTCTGCGTCTGTAAAGGATTTTCTTATCTCAAAATCAAAAGGATTAAATGTTTCATCGCACTTTATGATTGCTGTCAATAATTCAGTAACTGAGAATCTTCCATCTACCAGAAAATCATTTGGATTAAACAGTGATGATTTCATTTCTTGGGTTTGAATAGTGCCTTACTGAAAGAGCCGACTGTTATTTTTCTGCGGGCTCTTCGTATTTCCTTTCCACTTCTCTCGGCCCCGTTGGGGTGTTTGGTCAATACGATCTCCGTGATCTTTGGAGCAGGTGGTTCCGGAGTATGAATAAGGATTGTTTTTGTACCACAATCATGCGGGTACATCCTCTCTATTTCGGGATAAATTACCACTCCGCATTTATGGCACGTTGTATAGCTCGAACTCATAATGTTGTTCCCCAGAATAATGATTCCATTTGCCTTACGTACTCCAGGTGGCTTCTAATCACCGAGCGCAAGACAAACTCCTCTATTGTTATGTATTCAATTCTCATTTTTTGGTTTGAACCTTTTCAGGAACGCGTTTACCTGGCCGATGCTTTCAGCCCATTCGACGGGTGCGACTGGCTGGCCGTTCTTTTCTCTTTCCCGGAGATGCTCGAGGGTTCCCAGTATGTCAAGTGATTTTCTCAAATCCTGCTCTGCTATGTCGAGGGCGTTCATCATTGCGATTGCTGACTGGGCTTTGCCGCGGTTCGCCAGAGGCATTTTTTCCCGGGAGGGAAGTATCCATACATGATTCACAGAACAAAGGAATATATTTTTGTTTGCATTTTTTGATAGTGGGTTAACAAAATCAATGATAGGTAACTACAGTTAATTTAACCGCTTCATAAGTAAATCCTTTCATCTTTAATTCATGTGGACTTTGCCCCATTCCTGATTTGTACATCAGCTTCACAATACCCATGCAAGTTGGAATGTCTGGCGCGAGTGTTGTCAGCTGCGCACTTCCATCTGGTGCTGTAAGGCAGTAAAATTTTTCTTCAATAATTGGTTCGATAATTTTTGACATGCTTTTTTTTGTTTTAAGTTTATATAGATGAAGAAAAACAGCGAGATTTTTAGCCCCGCTGTTTTTGTCTGTTTGCAATCTTACCGCTATGTCTTTATTCCCTCGCGGTTTGCTCATGCCAACCTCCTACAATCTAAATACTACCGGGGAGGAGATTGGTTAGAGAGAATGCACCCTCTTGACATTTACCCAGACGGAGGCAAACGGCTTTCGCTTTTCTGAGAGAACCCCGAAATGAACTTGAGTTTGTTTTGTGCGATTAAACCTGTGAACTGTTCTATAAGTAGCTTATAGTCTTCATCCCTCATCTGGATGGTTTGGTGCTTGTCAATCTCCAGGGATTCAACGAACTCTTCCCCGTTTTCCCTGATGAGGTTGGCTTTAAAAACATTATTCATCCCATCCTTCGCCCTGTTGCACAAAGGACATTGAGGCTTACATTGTCTTTCATCCCACCGTAGAGCCGTGTACTTCCTTGAGATGAAGTGTCCACAATCCATGCGCTTCCAGTGTTCCCATTCCGGGCACGTGTAGCATTTTACTATTCCGAACTCGTCAGCGTCCTTTGTGCGGATGTATTCCGAAAACTTATCGTCCAGTTTCTTTTGTAGGGGGTTCATAGTGTTTATTGTGTTGTTGTTTAGAATAAGTCGTAACGTCTCTTATTTTTCTTTTTAAAGACTTTTTTGATGCATGGCTTTAGCAGAGGGTAGATTATCCATACTGCAACTGTCAGCTCCGCGGTTGCCAGCGTTGCCGCTCCCACCTGGTAGATTGGTCTTTCGCACTTTACAGCTCCTATGTAAGACCCTGCGGACATGCCGCCAATCCATCCGAATAGAAATAACCGCTCGCTGACCTTCACCCCATATTCTTCTTTAGGGAGAAGTAGTATATTCTGCGAATGACAATAGCTAGAAACAGAGATAAGAAGGATAAGAATGATTGTTTTCATTTTCGTTGTTGTTTAAGAAGTTGATAGCCTTTTGGAAAATTCTTTTCTGCTTTAAGGTTTTTGAAATATTCAGATTCGTCAAGGGTTAAGGATTGTCTCCTGTACTTTGTCCTTGCCGATGCGCTTTCGTAGTGATCGCATGAAGTGCATGTCTATCTTCGATAGTAAAGCACTTGTCCTGTTCGCTCGCTTTTCTTTGGATGGGTGTGAACCATTTCCAACCCACAATCCGGACAGGGGCTTTGTTAAAACACTGTTGTTCCTTTTTCTTGCCTTACTCATGCCTCATAAAATAGTTAGCTGGTTGTCCGGTTGACTTCCTTTGAATCCAAAGTCTTTGTTTGTTTTGGCCCTGTGGTGTTTCCGGCACAATAGACGGTAGTTGGATAACCATGAAGCACCGCCTCCATGCTTCACTCCTATAATGTGATCGAGTTCAAGCCACTGTGTTTCGTCGCACTCGGAGCAATGATTCCCATAGTATATACTTATGTATTTTCTGCCAACTCCGAAGTAATTATTTATTATACTCAATACATCCGACGCAAATCCATTACACACATCAGATGCCCATTTCCGAGTCTGGCAAGCTCCAGAATAAATCTCTTTAGGCTTCTTAAGACACCCGCACGCACACTTTCCCTCAACCTTAGGGAACAAATCATCCATTTGCAATCCAGCATGTCGCTTATAAGGGTCTAACCTGTGATGTATTTTATTATATAGTTTCGCGGGATTGAAAAACAGAACCCTGTCGACTATTTCGGCCCTCCGTTTATCCTTCATATACCACTCTGGCAACTGAATTGGCTTACGAGTGAGAGGGGCTCGACACTCCTTTGGCTGTATTTTTAAAAAGCTCATTGCTTTGTATTGTATCGTGAGTGTTTATAATTGAGCATTGTCTGCAAGTCTTTGTCCGCGGTGAAAATTTCAAACTTTATGAACTCCGAACCTTTATCCACCTTCTGTTTGTAGGAAGACATTGCGATTACATGGCAGTCATTGAATCCGTAACGCTTTTGAAGTATGTCAACGAAAGGCTTGACCGGATTGTCCACGTCAGACATGACATTCGATAGCCCGAATATGAATTTCAAACAGTAAGGAGCTGGAGGAAGACAGATGTCCGGAAGAGCCCTGGTAATTTTTTTCTTATCGTTTCCCAACATGATGTCTTCGAAATCCTTATACACCTTGGTCTTGAATCTTCTGCCCATCCAGCATTTGTTTACTGATAGAGGGACGAGTTGGAGTGTTATCATAATTGTAGTGATTGTTGCTGATTTGATGTGATGTATTTTTTCATTGCAGAGTCGAAATATTCTTTCATTAATTCAGTTCCCTTAAAACTCCTTCCTTCTTTTTGGCATGCCATCATTGTACTCCCACTTCCAGAAAAAGGATCGAAGATTAGTTCTCCAGGAGAAGTGATGTCAAGTATTATTTTTCTAATCAATTCTACTGGCTTCTCGTTTGGATGAATTAATTTTTCAGCATCAACTCTTTTTTGCTTGTATATGGTCTTTGGTCTATTTCCCTTGAATTCGTATCGATCTTTTGTAGCATATATCATTAGCTCGTGCTGTGGAGCAAACTCACCCTTCAAATCTCCCATTCCGTGCATTACTTTATCCCATACAATTTGACTCTTAACCACAAATCCAGCTTCCTTCACTGCGTATAAAAATTCATCCTGAACATCCCAACGATAAAAACATATCATTCGCCCCCCCCCCTTTGAGTATTTTGAAAGCTGGGGCAATCCATTCCGTATAAGGTTTTTCATCATTCTCTATTTTTGTTTTCCATTTCGTCTTATCAAAGCGCCAGGCGCTTTGGAAATCTATTCCATAGGGAGGGTCAGCTATAATACAGTCTACAGATTCATCCGGAAGGTGAATCATGTATTCCATACAATTAATGTTTTTTAATTCAATCATTTTTATTGTGGCTGGAGGAGATTCGGACTCCTGTCTTCGAGTAGTAAGCTCGATGCTCTTTACCTCCTGAGCTACTCAGCCAAACCGTTTTTAAACCATTTTCAACTGAAAGTCAGAAGGCAAAAGCTCTTCTGTTTTCAGTATTGTTTTCTTATCCATCGCGTAGTATTCTCTCTGCTTGCTCTTGAAGTTTCTTTTCAGGTAGCAAGCTGCCGACCTGGTTTCACACTTCTTGTTGATGGCGTGGGAAACTGTTTTCATCTCAGCGACAATACCGTCAATCTGAGACTTGTAATCAGAAGCCATTGACTTCTTTGCCTCCTCCTTCTCAGACTTTTTGTTCACCAGCTCTGCCAGCCTGGAGCCCTTTTCATCCAGCTCTTTTGCTGTAAATTTGTATTCGAAGTCTGTAGTCGTTCTCTCGAAAGTTGGATGTCCCTTTTTATCAACGGGTGTTCCAACGCTCTCCTCTTCTTCTTTTTTCTTTCCTTTCTTCACAGGTTTTTCACCGGCATTCTTTTTGGGCCTGCCTCTTTTACCTTTTGCTGGCGTTTCTTTGTCCTGAGTGATTTCTTCCGAAGAATTGTTTTGTTCGGTCATGTGATTTGGTTTTTTGGTTTATGTTTTGTTTAAAGAATCCTTTCTCTTATATACTCCGAGCAGCTGGGCTTCCTGCTGTAGAGCTCTCGTCATCCTTGCGGCTCTGTATTTTAAATACAGATCGAAATTGAAACGATGCCATCCATCCGGGCACGGAGCGTACTTAACCTTCTCTTGTAGTGTCATTTGATTCTGGTTTTATGGTTTTTAATAAGACTAGGTGTAGTCGTTGAGTTTCCCAGTTTGCCTTACTGTACATCTTCCTGAGAATGTCCTGAGTTTCTTTCACGCTGTATCCGGTGTCGAGTCCGGCGATGAAAACATTTATCTCATCGATTGTTATGGAGCGCACCGATTCCACCTCAACACTTTTTAAAAATTTTCCTTTCAGAAAGACATTGAACTTTGCTCCGTAGAAATACTTCTCTGTATTCATAAGTCGGAGTGTGGTGAAAAATTTACAGTTGAGTTTCTCGTTCCAATTGGTAGAGAAGTCTAGCTGTGGTGTTTCTGGTAATGGGGTTTGGTTGGTTTGTTCCATGAATTTTAGTTTTCCGTTGTTTATATTTTCGATTGTTCTTTGATAACTCTCTATTCCTTTTTTTGTGACATCTACCCATTCGTTGTAATCTCGTACCGAAAATTTGCCTTTATTTAACTCCAGTTCTCTCAGCCAGATCAATTCACTCTCTATCCCTTCTTCTAGCATCGATATGGCCTCTTCCTTTGTCATATTACCAGAAGGCTTGCGGTATTTCACAGCCTCCGTCCTATTCCTTTCCAGCTTAGAAAGGTGCGCCTTCCCCGCCGCTGCTAACATCTATGTGCTTTTTATATTTATCCGGCATTTCATTTTCGCTTACGAAAACAGGAATCTGCTTGATGAAGTCCACGCGAAACCTCATGGTTCCAATGTTACGGCCCTTTGCCAGGATGATCTCCCCCTTCCCTGCCGTTGATTCTCCCCCATCTTCAAAACTGTGTATCCCGTAATACTCTGGGCGATAGATGAGCATTACATTGTCTGCCGCCTCTTCTATTTGACCGGAGTCTCTCAGATCGGACAGAATTGGTTCCGGGCTTTTCCTTTTGTCTTTTGCACGACTGAGCTGAGACAGAAGCAGAACCGCCGAGCCTGTCTCGCGGGCGAAATTTTTAAGAGCTCTGCATATATGTCCCGTCTCCTGCTCTCTGTTCATGCGATTATTACCTACAATCATTTGTAAATAGTCGATCACGAAAAATTTAATTCCAAACCTTGCTGTGTAGTACCGCATTTGGTTTAACAGGTAGTCAAGATTTATCGAGTAGCAATCGTCAATTATCAAGGCCGAGTTGTGGAGGTTTAACTGCTTGTTGAATTCGGTAAAATCAACTCTACCCCTGAGCATGTCCTTTGAAGCGAGTCCTGTATCTATGGCAAGCAACCGGGCCATAGATTCCATTTCAGACATCTCGAGAGAAAACAAAGCAGTAGGAGTCTTGTTGACAAGAGAAACATTGTACACGGTAGACATAGCCGCTGTGGTCTTCCCTTGGGAAGTTCCTCCGGCCATGACTGTAAGACTCCCCGGCTGTAACCCGCCTGAGAACTTGTCGAACACTTTGAACCCGGTAGCTATCCCGGATACTCCAGCTGTGATCTCTTCGGTGTGAGAAATGAAATCCTTTACACGCTGCTTGATGTCCTTTATCGACTTCTCGGCAACGTTTGCGTACTCGTCCACAAATTGACGAGTGTCTGGAAGTATTTTGTCATAATTCAGTGAAGTGAGATTCCATGAAAGCGTATCAAGAAATTTAATTGTCTTGGCTTTCCTCTGCTCGTCCTCCAAACCTTGAAGACACGTTTCCATGTCAGTGTCTTGAGTATATAGGTTGATTCGAAGAATTCGGGCATAATCCTCTTTATTCCCAGTATGCTTTTGAATTGAACCTGCACTTGGTTTAATTGACTTTTCCAGCAACTCTTTGAATGCCCTGAATATTCTGAGCAAGTCTTCATCGAAAAATAAGTTTTCCCGGAGCCTGTTGGATAGATTGTAATACGACTTATTATCATGCAAAAGCAATACCAGAATACGCTCCTGAAAGTGAGTAAGCATGTGCAATGATTCTACTGGAGCAGCGTTAATCATACTTCGTCAGTGTCTCTTAAAAGTTTAGGGCGTTGAATCTGATGGACAGGCTCGTTTACATTGTTGATTTTTGCCGGAACTGATTTGTGCTCTGGCTTGAACCAATTGGTGTGCATCTTCTGCTTCCAGTTTTTTACTGGCTTCTGATTTGAATCTGTCCAGTTACCTAGCTCGTAGTGTTTAAATGCACGTTCTGCGATCTCTTTTGAATAGCCGTTGTCTTGAAAGTATTTTACCACGTCTTCAAGAGCAGGAGGAGTGAACGAGATAGCTTTCTTTTTTGCTGGCTTTTCAGCTGGGAGGGAAAACATTATCGGCTGAGTAGATGCGCGCCCCATACTTGGAATAAATCTCATGGTTGACTTTAAATATCTTTTCCTTCCATCGAATCCAGTCTGTTCAATCCATCCCATAGACATGAGCTTCGAAATGTGTGCTTTTACCTGACGCTCTGATATTTTCAGGAAGCTGGCGATATGCTCGTTACTCATGAAACATGGGAGGTCGTTTGAGGTGAAGCTGTCGATCTCCAGGAAAATGATCTTTGCCGACCAGCTCAATTCCTCGTTCAGATACACTTCTTTCGGTATCCAGATTCCTTTAAAATCTCTGACGTTATTGGTTTCCTGCATGGTATCAGTTGAATAGTTTGGTTTGAGTTGATTCGGCGACATATAACACGATTACCTTCCTTGTTCTTTTCTTATACATTGTAGTTCCCGAGTACATTACCTTCTTCTCCCTTATCAAATCGTTGACGCGACCTGAGATCGTACTCTGTGGAAGGGTCATAATTTCCTCTAACTCTTTGAGCGTCGTCTGGCTCTTGCTTGTAACAATTCCCAAGAGAATCTCTTTCTGTATCTCCTTTCCCGTTTGATTCTCTTGATACGATGGAAGCGATGTCGTCCGGCTGTAATTGGTACGCATTGGCTTTTATTTTTCTCCCGATAAAGTGCTCCTATGAGCACTTTGATGAAGGAGGAGTTTGAGTGATGAATTTTGAAAACTGAGACTCTGTTACTCTTATCCCAGGAGCGAACTTTTGCTTCTTCTCTTCGATGCTCCTGTTTATTGCGTTGATTGTTATCTCGTCTTTAATGATTACAGACAATGATCTATCCACTTTGCCCACAACTGTCGGAGAATAAGTCCTTGAGCACTTTATGCAGCGAGATTGCCGTCCATCCGGTGAAGCTGCACGCTTCCAGAATTTTACTTCATCCAGCCAAAGGCCGCATTTTCCAGCACACTTCTTCATCTCCCCGCTTGTGTTTGCGTGCGTTGCTTTTCGTGTTTCAAATAGGAAATACGCTGAGACATGGACGCGATCACCTTATTTACCTGCTTGAGCAGAAGATCACTCGTATAGGCTTCCGCTTCTGTGTTGATCTCGTTCTGGTATGCCAGCTCGTTCTCTATCATGGCTTTGTTCTCAGCTTTGTTGTATGCCACCTTTTCGGTTTGCATTGCATGGGTTGACTTTGCAACTGAAATCTTTCGGATGAAATACGAAGAGTTGTATTTACTCTTTGACTGTCCGGCAATCTCAGCCAATCGGTAAGAATGAATAGAGAGTTTATCCTGAGCGTCCAGAAGATTTTCAATCGACTGAGTTGCTCCGTTCGCCTGATACCACGTGAGTATCGCTTCTATGCTTTGAAGAGTTGTAGCCATTAATCTAAAAGTGTTTTGAAATCTCTTTTTAAGATTCTTTTAAACTCCCGGTTTTCTTCCTCCTGCATTTCCATCAATTCATCGTACAAATCCGAGTCGAAATGCTTTTCAATAGCCGATTCCAGAAGAGAGACTATCTTCTTCGGCTCAACTGCATCTAACTCCACTTGACCGAGTCCGTCCCACGTTGCTGATCTGGAATCGCTTCTTTTTGTTGGGGCTGGAGGAAGTTTCCATTTAACAACCTGATCCTCCATAAGAGCAATTCTCTTGAGCTCTACATCCGTACCCATCTTGCCGAGATTCTCTTGAATGGAACGAGGAATGTCTTCTCCTGAGCAATCATAGTCTCCGAAGTAGAGTATTGTCGGCTCTTTCCCTGCATCGATTGCATTGCGGTAACGCTGACGAATCGTATTGAGAAAAGTAAGGGACGGGTATCCTTTGCAGGGATTCAGTGCAACGTCCCATTTGTTACATGGAGATTCGAACACCCCTTGAAGTGCTTTCTTCTCGATGAATACTTCTAAGTACACAGGTTGATTTTCCCAGCGATTTTTTGAGTAGCTTGTTGCCCATGCTTTAATCTGACGTTTTGCTAAATCAGATTTTTCCTCAACATTGGTCTCTTCATAATCTGTTCTTCCCAGTGTTTCTCTTTCGTGGTCAAGGAAGGCTCCAAATCGAACGAGTCCACCCCAACGCGCGTCTGTCATTGCACTCACTACTTTCTTGTAATGATTGACATCATTTGTCATCCCAGCAGCTACGAGTTGATAGTGAAGTGCCCGTAGAGTTATGTTTCCTCCGTAGCTTTTCACAATTGGGATTCCCTTATCGAGAATCCATTGTTTTGTCCTGGTCTCTGTGCTCATGATTATAGTTTTATGCGATCAGGATAGATCACATTTTTTGGTTTTGGATTTGGATTCTCTTCTTTCCAGATAGCTTGAACGTGTTGGAAGAGTTTGAATGCTTCGGTGTATTTGCGTCCGAAGGCTGTTTCGTCTTTCATCTGCCAGCCCGCTCCCTGCATCTTGTCTCCTTTCTTGTCCTCTCCTCGGGTCAAGGCTTTGAGGTGCAGGATTCCAGTGTGCTCAATTTGCATGTGAGGATTTTTTTCGTTCCACATCTCAGCGTATGCAGCGATCTGGAGTTCGTGGGAAGTATAGATCGCGTTGGAGCTCTTGTAGTCGATGAGCCATACTTTACCGTCTATTTTGCAAACAAGGTCTACCGTTCCTCCGTATCCCAGATTTTCAGAAACCATGCTGACCTCGTTGATGATTACTTCCGGCTTGTATTTGTCCCAGAACTCTTTGAAGCGCATTATCATCTTCCACTCTTCCTCAGTGTAGTTGGCAATACCATTCCCATCGGCCCAGCACACTTCAAGCCCAGTCACAGCGTTATCGATAGCTGAGTGAATCTTTGAACCTTGATCCCCGGCGCGCCTCAACACATCTTCCGCGCTTGCTCCCAGGTCTTTGAGCCATTGAATGAACCCGAATCCCTTTGGGTATACATCCAGTATGGATGTGACAGATGGGTAGTAATTCTTTTCGTCCATCGTGTAGAAGCGGTCGTCAAGAAAATTGATCTGCTTGAGCTCTTCCCTGTGTAGTGTTTTCATAGATTTTTTTGCTTTAGTAATTTTTTTAATTCCTTTTTTGCATTCTTGTCGCACCAATCGTTGACCCACTTGCGGGCTACATCCGTTCCGGAATGAGCTTTAACATGTCTAAATTCATGCATCGGTTTTGTCCACTCTCTTTCAGACTGATACTTCTCCTTTAGTTTCCTTAGAATATCTGCAACTTTTCTTCCGGGACTACCCACTGGTTTCTTTCTGCCTACTTTCTCGAAAGCGTAGAGAGCATCCGAGTTGATAATTATTTTCTTAACCCCAACAAAATCGGACTTCAATAATGTGTGAAGAGCATTTGCTATACATCTTAGCTCTGCATCCGTTGGATTGACCGCCTCCTTTAAGGCTCCGCTTTTCATTATCCTTCCCTGATCGCAAACAATCCAGAAAGCATACGCTCCTACTTTGTGCTGTATATGAAAGCTCGCGTCTGTATTTACTGTTACTATCATGCGCGGTTCAACCAGGTTTCGTACTTCTCCGCCAGCTTGATAATGTCATCAGAGCTTGCAGCTTCTTTCAGTCGGATGATGGAGTTGGTGGCGCACTGGAGAGCAACTACCCGGTTTTCTTTCGCCCAATTCTTTCCGGCAAATCCTCCACCCTTGCCGTTTCCTGATGCGGCTTTCGGATAGTTGAAATAGTACTGTGCGACCCCCTTGTATTCCTTTCCTGGCTTCACTTCCATCTCCAGTTCTTTGCCAATGTCCCCAAGTATTCGCGTATCCATACACGAACCGGAACGCCCATCTTCAAGCGTCACGTTGACAATGTCTTTATCCTGCCATTTCTTCCCGGTGCTTACCGCGGATTTTATTTTTACTTTTTCCATGTGTTTATGAAATTTTGTTTAGAACCCTCCAGAATGATTTCGGAAGATGTATGTTGTTTATTTCAACTGTCTCTTTGAATAAAGGAGCTATTTGCTCGGTAGAGAATCCTGCTATTCCGCATCCGATCTCAGTAACGAGGAAGATCGCCGGGACTCCAGTAAACTGCCTTACGTAGCGTATGAAGAAGTCAACGTGATTGTTTATCGTAGCAAGCTCGAGCTGAAATGCTCCTGTCATATTAAGATTAACCGTAGGGATAGCATACGAACGACCTTGAAAACCCTCTGCCTGTCCGTATATTGCGCCGAATTTTAAAACTGCTGCCCTGGCCGCACCTCCATTGTGATGTCCTTTTGTGTTGGAGCCGAACACGAATACCTCGTTCTCCTTGAGAGCCGTAATATTCTCAGGCGTAGTTCTGTTAATCATGCCTTTAATTCTTTTCCGAAGCGATTACACTCAAACAGAACAATACATTTCCTGAAAGCTATTTTATGCGGATAGGTAGGATTTTTCCATTCGTGCAAATCTTTTTTATTTACTTGGATAGCTATATATTTATCCCCTTTATTGCTCCTGAACTCATCGCAGAAGTAGGGTCGCGAGCAAGCGTGATATTTACCTTCTCCACATTCTCCATTGCCAGGAGTCCAATTAGGATGCTCAAGTGTAGAACCAACAGACCATACAGTTTCATTCTTGGTTCCTTCTTGTGTCTTGAAATCTGAGGAAACTCTCTTGAATAAAATAACATTCCCTTTTTCAATCTCAACCCCCTCCCTATCCAAATACCCTCCCTGCTCATAAACTATTTTTGTCGCTGTTTTCGATTTTATTTCCAGCTTAAACTTTAATCCATTCGGAATCCAGATTGCAGAATAACCGAACATCTTCGCAACACCTCGAAAAAGATCATTTAAAATTTTTACAGAAGAGTTCTCCCATGCTTCCACAGAAGAGTTCTCCCGTGCTACCACAGAAGAGTTCTCCCGTGCTACCACAGAAGAGTTCTCCCGTGCTTCCACAGAAGAGTTCTCCCGTGCTTCCACAGAAGAGTTCCCCCGTGCTTCCACAGAAGAGTTCTCCCGTGCTTCCACAGAAGAGTTCTCCCGTGCTTCCACAGAAGAGTTCTCCCGTGCTTCCACAGAAGAGTTCTCCCGTGCTACCACAGAAGAGTTCCCCCATGCTACCACAGAAGAGTTCTCCCATGCTACCACAGAAGAGTTCCCCCATGCTACCACAGAAGAGTTCTCCCATGCTACCACAGAAGAGTTCTCCCGTGCTTCCACAGAAGAGTTCTCCCGTGCTACCACAGAAGAGTTCTCCCGTGCTTCCACAGAAGAGTTCTCCCGTGCTTCCACAGAAGAGTTCCCCCGTGCTTC